TTTGATCTTTTACGTTATAGATAATGGCGTCAGTACACTCTGTGGCCTGGCCTCTAGGATAAAAGAACCAGATCTCGTTATACTTAGGTACCTTTGTGGCCCATACTTTTTGACGCTGTTCATAGTTAAGGTTGTCAAATAGCCAGTTTACGTTTTTATCATTAGGCAACACCTTAACTGCACCGTTGTATAAATAGAAACGGTCAACACCAAGCCAGTAGTACACGCCGTCCATCTCTACAACAGACGAGGATGACATGATTGAGATCTGGCTAGAAATAATATCATAGCGCCAGTAATAGGGCGCTGTGCCAGTAAACGAGACACGGATCAGTGTGTCGGTTGCCCAGAACAGTCCTGCGGGGGAGTTTGTACCGCCGCGCATTGGGACACCCTTAACAATCTTACTAGATGCCATATTGACCTGGTTGGCTGTCGCCCCGTTCCAGTCAGATAATGACTGCGCTGAGTAGGTTGTGTCTACGTGATTGTTTGCGATATATCCGTTTGATCCATATACAAATAGATATGGGTACAATACGCATACACCGCCGTCTACCGCAATAGGTTTGTATGTTGGGTTTTGTCCTGAGGTATCAGCTAATCCGGTAAAGGTCCACTGCTCTGATGAGTTTGGAAGTACACTACCAACCTGTACCTGTGAGGCCACGCCGTTGTCTATGTTGTCTAAGTTTAGACCAGGGTGAGCAATAAGCTCTAACGCACCACCCAATGGATTGTACTGTAGATCAAACTGCCACAGGTTACGCTCGTCTGCCTGAAACATGGTCTCATATAAAGATACCGTTGTCTTAGTAACACCTGCGCCTAGCGCTGGGCTAAATATGACAGTCGTGTTTGGTGATGTGTAAGATGAGCTTGTGACAGTGTATACCGTAGTCGGGTCACTGTTAAAAATAAACTTACGACCAGCTGGAAACGCGGCAATATAGCTAGTCGCTGGTGAGCTGGTTACTACAAAATGTGTAGTAGTGTTAGAGGCTAGGTTAAACAGTGCATAGCCAGGAACAAACTGCCCCTGGTATGGTCCGCTACCAATACCGTATGTGGTACCGGTAGTAAATATATCTAAACCAATTGATGTGCCAGCAAAAATATAGTTAACACCGTTATATGCGTTTGATACCATACCGCGTAGAATGCCACTAAAGGTAGAAAATATCTGACGATATCCACCCATCTTTTTGGCAACACCCCTCTGAAAACGACACCACAGACCGTCGCTGCAGTCTTCAGATTCAAACATTGTACCGTCACGTTTAATACCCGCTTTTGTTAGTAGGGTATATATCTGACTATACTGCGGATCAATTTGATCAGCCATTAAAACGCACCGCCAGAAATTAATCCAGCGGTAAACGTTGCCGGTGTAGATATTTGTGGGCTCATTGTGTTGGTGTTATCAATTCTTAGCATCTGTGTTGAGTTGGCTGTAAAACCTAAGGTACTAGTACCCACTAGATACATACCGGTATGGCCGTCTGATGAAAAAGAAAATGATGGTGTTGTTACGGAGCCGTTATTTGCTAAAAATAGACCTGTGGTAGTTACGTTAAGTGAGTATAAAGAATTACCATCACTTAACACGGTGGCCACCTGACCGGCGGACAACACCACTGCAGGTGTAGAGCTTCCGGGTACATTAAATGATAGATTGTATCCCCCCGCTGCGGTGTTGTTTACCAAGATATAGATCTGGGTAACGTTAGGCAATACAATGCTTAGTGTGGTAGATCTTGTACCAGACAGAGCGACGTATGTCTGAATAATTGGTGCATACGAGACTAAGTTTAGTGTACTACCCGATATGCTATCTACGTCATAGGTTGATGATGAGAAGGTTACGTTTGCGGGAACGGCCCATCCCACGGTAAAGAAGTTACCAGTAGATTGCTCTAAGATAATAAATCCAGAGTCGCCAGGGTTTACAGAGATGCCCGATAGTCCATTTATTAGTGATGTACCTTGTGGGTTAATCGCCAGCGTACCGTTACCATTATTTCTAAAGCTAATATACCACCCACCAGATAAAGAAGAGGCGGTTGGTAATGTGATTGTTCCATTACCGGCGGTCCATACAAATGTAGCAGCGCGGCTTCCGTCGTTAACTGTAGGTGTTGAGGATACCTCAACAATGTTACCAGTAGTAGCAAGCTGACCTGAGATTGTGGTAAGTCCATTACCGGCTAATGTTGCCGCATCCGCAGAAGAGGTACCAGTACCAAAGGTTACATTTTGCCATATACCGGCCTGTGTGGTGTTGTTAGATAGGTAGTAATACTTTGATACTCCGGGGTTGACAGTAACGCTGGATGTCCCAGAAAAATCAACAACAGTAAAGGCTACAGACCCAAAGTTACGAAACAAGATATCTGAGCCAACAGAGCCTTGGTCACCTTGAGGTAAAAATATTTTTAGCCCAGTAGTCGATGGTGTGCAGTCCATAATACGAGCTGCGGGTATCTGTGTCGGGTTTACAACCGCAGGCCAGTATAACTGTGTGTTGTCGCTAAACGATAGCGCGTAGTATGATACGTCCGTTGGTTGGACAACTGTACCAGTAAAGGGTGATGTAAATGTTGTAGACATATTTTAAGGTTCCTGAACCGTAACGTTGCGGTCGATCCGACGTGCGCTGTCTTCTTTTTTAAGAGCAGCAAGTGAGTCTGTGTAGTATGATTTCCAGATAGGTAGCTTGTCCATAGCCTTTAAGTAGCCCTGAGCCTGTAGCAGCGTACCAAACAGCATCGCCTGCGGACACTCGCGGGTAAACAGATTAACCTGGTTGGTGCTATCTAATGGCTGGATTTCGCTGTAATAGGTAATCTCTAACGGGTATGCTGCGTCTGGTGCTGGTGCAAACGCCCAGTTGTTGTAGTCATAATCTGCGTAGTAAAGTGGTACGCTGCTACTAGACTCTGACTGGTACTGTGCGATGTAGTCTTGTGAGCGAAGTAAAATAGGTTTACCGTTTGTCTTCATGGAGATGGTTTTTCTCCAACGAGCTGGTTTGTTTAATACTACCTGATTTTCTTCGATCGTTGTCTCGACAACTGTGAGCTGCAGATAAGTCTTTAGCTCTGCCGCGATGGCAGACTCTGCCAGGCCAATCAGGCTAGGTATCTGCGCGATAAAGCCTGCGTCGTCTCTTTCCATGTACGAAATCACATCGGCGATGAGATTGTCGTAGGTCATTTGATATGCACCGCTCATCGTGTGTAGTAACTTATATTTGGTTGAAAGTAAATTGGCGATTTATCGCGCTCTTCGTTTGCAGCATCAAGCTCTAACTTAGCGGCCTGTGCCTCTAAGTAAGTGATACGGCCCATATCAACACCAGGTAGTTGTAGCGCCAGTTTGTGTGATAGCGTTGCCTGTACAGATGCAATCCAACGATTTGGTACGTAGATCTGGTCTGTCAGTGTGCCGACGTCCCGGATCTCTTTTTCAATGATCAGCTGAAACATTTGAAAGTCGTTGTTAGGTACTGGCCACAGATACATAGAAGGGTCAATCGTACGATCAAACCAGTACTGTAGTGAGCGAACCGATGGGAATTGTTTGTTAGGAAGATTCCAGTAGTCGTCACGGTTTAAACGTGCGAGTGGTATAACCTGCTGTGATGTGGAGAATACAATTTGACGTACAGAGAATGTTGTTGCAACAGTCTCTCTTAAACGATAGTAAAGATAATTTGGTGTAGTGGCTATATTAAAATAGACCCACTCACGGTCTTTTAGTGTTGTCTCTGGAAATTGTTGCACCGTTTTCCAGGTAATGTTATCATTACTAACCTCATAGGCTAAATTATATGTTGAGTCGCCGGCGCTATTCCAGCCAACATAGAACACCGGCTGTGCCTGTTGATACTGAAGGCCAAGATAATTCTCACCTACCAAAGAGGTAGATATAGTGTTTAAATTTTGATCAAAGGCGTTTGGTGCCTCGACGTTATTTGTTGGTAGATACTCAGACGCGGCTGAGTTAATAATATAGACCCAGTTTGATTCGCGTACGTCAATAGTACCTGGGGGCATGATTAACTGTTGTTGAGCTGTTAGCGCGCCGCAGAGATAGTTCTCCAGCATCCACAGGTTAACACCGCGGTTAGACATGTTCATCAGGTTGTAGAACAGCGCCTGCTTGGCCGCGCCCACATACTCGGGCGTGATCTCTTCTGACTGCTTACCGGCGTCACGAAACGCGTAGGAGATAAGCTGGTCTACGTTGACTGTTGTCTGATTGGTTGTGCCACTATACGCCATTTAGCGTCCTCTTCCGGCTGCCCGTTTGGTTACTTTATTAGGCAGCTTGTTTGACGCAGGGCCGGCCTTGACAAACTCTTTGCCAACCTTTTTAGGGATGCCGAGTGTTGACTTGCCTGCCGCTGCGGCGTACATCGCGCCCTGTTGTGCCTTTGACTTAATTGGCATTAGCACTTACCTTTTACTTTACCGCCGCGTTTTTGAGTTGGGACAGGACCCGCTGGGCTTACGCCACCGGGTGCTTGAACCGGAAGTGCTGGTCTGGCTACTGGGGCTGGTGGGGGTGTTAGACCGGCCGCTGCTGGGCTTTGGCTAATAAGCTGACCCTGTTGCGTTGGGCTAAGGGTTCTTGCGCGCATCATCTTTTCCATCTGCTGCTGCTTTAATAGCTGTGCCAGCTTTTGATCTGTGGCAGACATCCTGCCGCCGACAAAGCTGCCGTCACTACCGCTATACTTTTTTACTCCACCACCAGTCTTGAACTTATTTACTGTCCCGGTATCTTTTTTGTTGCGGCCCTTTACGGCGGCGCTAGGCGCGTCTGGTGTCTTGCCAGACTCTTTGCTCTTGATGTATGGGTCTTTGTGGCCAGATGCGCCAACGGTCTTGGCGCCAAAGTCTTTGCTTTTTACGGCTGCCTTAGATGGGGCTTCTGCGGGACCTGCCTTGATGGCCTTAGTCTTTTGAATGTTGTCCTTATCGCCAGAAGACTTTTTAGCCTCGTAGACGTTAGATACAAATCCGCCAGTTTTCATTTTTACAATCTTTTTAAAGCCGTCCATGCTGTGTTCCTTAAGGTTGTGTCCTACTTATAATAATGCAAAATACGGGGTGTTTACGCCCCTAAGAATAGTGCTCTCTCACGTTTTCTGCGGTTTACCAGCACGTCTGGCTTGTTCCACATCAGAATGGCGTCTGCCGCTCCCTGTAGGTCGTTTTCGTTGATCTTCTTTACCACGGTAGACTTGGCAAAGTTAGTGCCTCCAATGTTGAAGCACAGGCTGTACAGGGCGTCAAATTGGTGTTGCTGTAGGGGTACCTTCACCGAGGTCTCTACGGCCTCGCTACACCACTTTAAATCG